TGGCAGGGCTCTACGCTCTGCCAGCCGTTTCCATTTGAGGGCGTCCCATGCTGGTCCGTGTCGGTGACACGCAGGTAGATATCCGAGTCGAGGCCGTGCTGTCGATGCCCCGGCTGGGGTTCACCAGCAACTTCTTCGCCTGGGCTCAGGCCCTGATGCCGCTCGGCATCCGGCCGACGCTGGGCACGGGCTGCTTCTGGGACCAGGTGAACACCCGGGTGTTTGAGCAGTTCATCGACAAGGCCGAGTACCTGCTGGCCATCGATTACGACACGTTCTTCACCAAGGAAGACGTGGAGACGCTCTTTGCCATGGCGATGACGTTCCAGTGCGATGCCATTACCGGGCTGCAAACCAAGCGAGAAGACGGCCGCCCCATGCTCACGCTCAAGGGCACGCTGGAGGCACCGCCGGAGGCTGGGCACACAAGCCTGCCCCCGTCGTGGTTTGCCGAGCCGATTCAAGAGGTGGACACGGCCCACTTCGGCCTTACGGTGATCAGCACGGCCGCACTCAAGCGAACCAAGAAACCGTGGTTCTGGTCGAAGCCAGACCCCGAGGGTTCGTGGGGCGACGGCCGGCTAGATCCCGACATCTGGTGGTGGAAGAACTGGCGAGAGAGCGGCAACCGGATCTTCGTCTCGCCCCGGGTCGTGCTGGGACACGGCGAGTACGTCGTGACGTGGCCGGGCCGCAACCTAACAAGCCCTGTGTTTCAGTGGGCCAATGAGTTCACGTCCACGAGCAAGCGGCCCGAAACTGCATGGAGGGTGGGGGAATCATGAAGATAAGGATGCTGATGAGCTACCGGCACTACAAGCGTGGCCAGGTGCTGCCGGACGTTCCCGACGGCATGGCGAACGATTGGATCAGCCGAGGCATCGCCGTCGAGGACAAGCAGCAGACCATCGAGACGGCGGCCATCGAGCACCGGGCCGAGACGGCCGACGCCACGCCCAGGAAACGAGGACGCCCCCGTGCAGTACCGCAGCCTGACCAGAGCGACGCCGCCGGCGGTTGAGCCCGTCTCGGTATCCGAGGCCAAGGCCCACCTGCGTGTGGACATCAGCGACGACGATTCCTACATCTCGACGCTGATCACGGCGGCCCGTGAGTGGTGCGAGCAGTACCTGGACCGCACGCTCATCAACACGCAGTGGACGATGCGGCTGGACTCGTTCCCGTACGAGATCGAGCTACCCCGGCCGCCGATTGCCACGAGCGGCACGGCCACGGCGGTGTCGCTCACCTACACGCTGGGCGACGACTCCACGGCCACGCTGTCCACGACGGCGTACCGGGTAGACCGCCACTCGACGCCTGGCGTGGTGCGGCAGCTGCGTGCCGGGACGTGGCCCGCCAATCTCGACGACTACAACGCCGTGGCTGTGACGTGGTGGGCTGGCTACGGGGCCAGCGGCACGAGCGTGCCAGCCGGCATCCGCCACGCCATCCTGATGCTCGTGGGCCACTGGTACGAGTCACGATCCAGCGTGCTCACCGGCAGTATCTCCAAAGAGATTGAGTTCGGCGTCAAGTCACTTTTGGACTCGCAACGCTGGGGATCGTACCGATGAGCATTGAAGGCCGGATCATTGTCGATGCCTTGTTTCACGACAAAACCAACGCAGGCATTAACGTCCTGTCGCTGGCTCAGTCAGACGAGTACACGGCTGGCAAGGTGGCGATCCTCGCTGGCACCGTTGGCGAAAGCCCGACGCCGCTTGCGTTGCAGCCGACATCGTACCGCGACCCTGACGGCAACCTTGTGTCGTTCGTTGCGATCAACCGGGCCGTCGTAAAGGCAGAGTCTGGCGAACTGTCGTTCTATCGCTGGGACGCCGAACTTGCAAACCAACTGGAGACGACTTTGTTTGAGGGCGACATCGCCGTCCTGAACCTGTTCAACCTCGACGCTGGCACTGAGTACCTGCCGACGATTGCGTCTCGCAGCGGCGTGTCGGGCTACACCATCATCGTGCTTGGCTCATGAGCATCGACGGCCGCATCACTGTTGACGCCCTCTTCCACGACACGTCTGGCACGGCCAGGCTGAAGGTGCAGTCGTTGCAGTCCGTCACCGGGTACACGTCTGGCGAAGTCGTGGCCGTCACCGGCACCGCCGGAACCTCGAGCGTGTCCATCAACTTCGGCACGTACCGCAACGCCGCCGGCTCGCTTGTGTCGCTGGGCTCGCCGCTGAAGCTGGCCTTTGCGTGGAGCGGCTCTAGCCGCCGAACCCTCAACGACGGCGGCGACGATGCGTGGCGGCTCATCTCGTCCAACGGCGAGGTGGCCGTGACGCAGATGGCTGACAGCGAACCCGTGCCCCAGTTGTTGGCTGGGGCCGGTACCGGCACCTACACGCTCATCCTGTGGGGGCCAAACTGATGGACTCCGGCCGGCTCAGAGAGCGAGTGACGGTGCAGCAGGCCACGGACAGCCGCACGCCGATGGGCGAGGCTACGCAGACGTGGGGCACCTTCGCTGAGCGTTGGGCCAGCGTCGAGGGCATCTCGGCCCGGGAGTTCTTCCTGCAGGGCCAGCAGCAGACCGAGGCCAGCCACCGAGTGCGGATGCGGTATCTGACCGGACTCACGCAGCAGATGCGTCTGCAGTGGCGTGGCCGCACGCTGGAGATCGTCAGCATCCTCGAGCACGGCAACCGCACCGAGCACGAGCTGCTGTGCCAGGAGGCGATCTAGTGGCCTTCATCTCGATCACGGTGGACTCCACCGACCTGAAGTCGAAGACCGAGCAGCTGCGGAACCTGTTCGGCCAGGACGGCCGTGCGGGGCTTGCTGCCACGCTGGAGGCGGCACTGGAGAAGGCCATCTGGCCGGCGTATCTGCGGCTGCGAGAAGTCACGCCCGTGGGCCCCACCGGCAATCTCAAGCGGGCTGCCCACTACAAGACGGTCGCATATCCAAAGAGCGGGGCGGCCGTTGGCCTGATTGGCTACCGCCAGTCTCAGAAAGAGCGTGGCACCGCCACCGCTGGCAGCGTGCGGATTGGCAAGGAGCGGGGCTTTCATCAGTGGTGGCTGGAGTTCGGGACGAAGGAGCGAGTCGTCACCAAGCTCTCGGACAAGCCCTACCAGCGAAAGGCACACACCCGGCGGATGAAGTCCGGCAAGGTGGCCAACATCAGCGGCCACCAAGTGAAGGGGCAGGGGGCCGTCATCGCTTCCAGCCTGGCGGCCCGCGGGCCGTTCGACATCAACCCCGACGGCAGCAAGTCGCAGCCCTACGCTTTTTTTATGAAGGGCAAAAAGGGCCAGGGGGCTATCCGCCTGCCGGGAGTTCGGCCGGGTGGTGTGGCTGGCCGCCCGCCCGTGCAGACCGCCTTCGAGCAGACCAAGGGGCAGGTGGCCGAGATTCTGCGGCGTGAGCTCAGCATCTCGATTGAGGCCGCCATTTCCAAGATCACGCAGTCCAGCACCGGCACCATCAGCGGCATCATCGGAGGGTAGCCACCATGCCACTCAAGTCACCTGAGCAGCTGCTGGCCAACGCCCTGGTGGCCGACCCCGCCGTGGCGGCCGTCGTGGGCCAGCGTGTCTACCCCGTCGTGGCACCGGCCTCGGCCGCGCTGCCGTTCGTAACGTGGCGTCGCACGGGCATCCAGCGGACGCAGACGCTATCCGGCCCGATGGGAATGGGCGTCGTGCTGCTGTCGGTGGACGTGTACGCCGAGACGTACGGCGAGGCCCGGGACATCGCCGACCGATGCCGCTCGGTTCTGGATGGGTACGGGACCGCTGTGGAAAACTACGTGAGCGTTCGGAACGTGTCTCTGGACACTGAATCGGACGGCGTGGTGCAGCTGGCGGGAGGCGACTTGCCGCCGATTCTCACGGTCAATCAACAGTACTCGATCCTCTGGCAGGAGATATAAGCGATGCCTTTCGAGACGCCGCATGATGGTGCCGGTACGGTGGTGACGTGGCCCACGACCGCCACGAGGTACACCGTCACGAACATCGTCGTGTCGTTCACCGACCCGGCGGCCGAGGACGAGAAGATTAACGTGGCCCACCTGGGCCAGACCACTGGCGAAACGGCTAGGACTCTTGATCTGCCGCTGGCCGGCTCGGCTTCCGGCGACACCGGCCGCACGGTGCAGTTCGACTACGTCGGCAGCACCCTCATCAACGACAAGTCAACCGGCACGCTGTCCATCACCGTGGGCGGCTCTTCGCTTCTGAGCAAGGGCGGCACGGTGCAGAGCTCCACGCTCACGCTCGCCACCAACGATGCCATCCGGGGCCAGGTGACGATCCTCATTGATCGTTAAGCCTGACGGAGGCCCGTCATGGCTGAGTACGCAGCGGGCGTCACGGCGACGTGGGACGGCGTGTCATTCGGTGAGATCACCGAACTGCGTGTGACACACGGCGGCTCTCTGCCGCTGGCTCGTGCGAGTACCTGGACGCTTGACGTTGGCACTATAGAGATATCGTGCCTGACGACTGCGAACATCTCGACGGCCAAGTACGCCAAGCGTGCTGCGGTTTCGATTGCGGGCGGTGGCCTTGCCTACTCTGGCACCGCCGTGCTCGAGAAGTTCACGCTCCAGGGCATCGCCAATGACGTGGCACGGTACACCGTCACGTTAAGGATCCAACCCTAGGAGATGCCATGGCTCTTACTGTGCAGGAACTCGCCGCCCAGATTCTCGCCTCGGACGACTTGTCCGTGCTCAAGGTGACGGTGAAGGAGTGGAAGGACGCCAGCGGTAAGCCGCTGGTGCTCGGCATCCGTGTCATGACCGTCGAGGAGCGGGACTCCTACGAAAAGGAGTGGATCGGCAACAAGTCCACCGGCATCGACAACTTTCGAACGAAGTACCTGGCCCGCTGCCTGTGCCACCCCGAAAGCGGCGAGCGGCTCTTCGACGAGCAGGGCATTGAGCAGCTGGCGAAGAAGTCGTCGGCCGTCGTGTCGAAGCTCTTCGAGAAGGCCATGAAGCACAACAACATGACTGAAAGCGACGTGGAGGAACTTGCAAAAAACTGAAGACCCGGCCGATGCGGAGATTTCTTTTCCGCCTCGCCGGGCACCTAGGCATGACGGTGCGTGAACTGTCACGCCGCATGGATTCGCAGGAGTTGTCGGAGTGGGTGGCATTCACCCGCTACTACCACGCCCTGCCTGATCCGTGGCAGCAGACAGGCTTGCTCACCAGTGCCGTGCTCGCACCGTACAGCGAGAAAGGCAAAGCACCGAAGGCGTCCGATTTCGTTCCGACCGAGAAGCCACCGCAGACATCAGAGGAGATGGCCCGAGAGCTCGCAAAGCTCGCCGGCATCTTTGAGCAGTAGAAGCCATGGCCAACATCCTCTCACTTGCGATGAAGGTTTCCGCCGACGCCTCTGGCGTGGTGAAGAACCTGACACCGGCCGAGCGGGCCCTTGAGAAGTTGGGGCAGCAGGCCGACAAGACTACGGCCGTGTTCGACAAGTTCGCCAAGGACAGCCAGGCGGCGGCGACGGCTCAGGCGTCTCTGAATCAGCGGTTTGAAGAACTGTCGCAGCAACTCGCCGGCGGCCTTAACGCTCAGGAATACGCCAAGCAGTTTGAGGCACTGCAGCAGGAGGTGCGGCAGACTGCCGACGCCTTTGAGGAGGGTGTGCGAGTCACCAGAGAACTTCGCACAGAGCAAGAGATTCACGCCGAGCGGATTGCCCGGCTCAACGAACTGGTGCGTGTTGGTGCGATCAGCAGCGAGACGTACGCCCGTGGCGTCGCCCAGGCGGATGCG